TAAATCCCAAGGTAAACAAAAAGGAAATTTATCGGTTACCAATAAACCTTGAAGTGGTGAAAAATCTAATTCAACTTTTTGTGGTAACTCTAAAGGATTAGGTTCTGGCTCTGTTTGTGGTTCAGGAATTTTATTAAAAATATTACTAGACCAATTAACTAGCTGTTTTAACAAAGTTATTATTTGACCTAACGCAGTAGGAGTATCAGTTTGAGGTTCAGTAGGTATTTCAGGATATGGTAAACTATCTGAATTATCTTCAATTTTTATACCATTATCTGTTTGTACAGCATTAACAGGTTTGTTTCCAAAGATATTACCAGCACTTTGAGATTTTTGCCAATCGTTAAACAAATCATCAATACTACCTCTATAATAAGTAGATGTTTTACCATTATTATCAGTAACAGTTAAGAGTTTATCTTCAGGAAGATTATTTAAATTAGGATATACTGGTTTAATATCATCAGGATTATCAGTAAATTGATAAGAACCAGGTTCAAAATAATAAGATATAGACTCAGTATCATCAGGTGGATAAAAACCACCAGAATTTAAAGGATCAAAAGATAAAACTCTAGAAGAATCAGAAGAACCAGAGTTTAAAAAAATCCTAGAATTTATAGAAAAATCAGAATCAGATATACTAATACTATGTATATAAAAATTGTAATCTCCA